CCTTCCCAAAAGAGGGCGGGGGGAAAAGTCCTCTCGGTGGCAGCATGACTTATGGAGTTTAAATGGCAACTCTTTCGACTTACATTACGGAAGTCAGACGATTACTCCATGATGCAAACGGAAACTTTTATAACGATTCGCAATTAACGGATTACATTAACGGCTCAAGAGAGCGTGTAGTTCGTGATACTGGCTGCCTTAGAACCATCCAGATCGTACAAACACCTTGTAAAGTTCCTGTTTCAGCAGCTTTAAATGGAGCAGCACCAACTAATCCTACAGCATGGAAAGCTAATACTGCCTATGCTTTGAATGATTTTATTTTTAGTAATATCTTTATTTACCAAGTAACTGCCGCTGGTACTACGGATGCTACACCACCGCCTTACCCGCAAAGTCAGCAAAACAATATCACCAATTACCCGCCATCTACCCAGTTTTTAAATGGTACTTGTGGGCTTACTTATGTTGGTAACTGCGAAAATATTTTTTACTCTGCAATGCCACAAGGTAACAGAACCCTAGACATTATTAACATCAATATGTACTGGGGTAATACCCGTGTGCCATTGGATTACTTAGCTTGGTCAGACTTTAATGTGCGCTTGCGTTTTTGGCAAAACTACATTGGCAGACCGCTAGCCTTTAGCAATTATGGGCAAGACAATATCTATATTGGTCCAATCCCAGACGAAGCCTACCAGCTAGAGATTGATACAGTCATTCTTCCTGAATCCTTAACCTTGGCTAACTCTGGAGCTACTGATCCAATCAAAGATCCTTATACTACCTCGGTTAAGTTTTATGCAGCATACCTAGCCAAGTATTACGAGCAAAGTTACGGGGAAGCTGAGATTTATAAACAAGAGTACAACAAGCAGACTTCTGCTGTTCTTACCTCGATCTTTACCCGCAGAATTCCAACGCCTTATAGCTCACCTTACTAGCCATGGCAGCAGCAGAACAGAAAAAGTCCTATGCCGTTGTCAAACAGTTTAGAAGCCTAAACACCAAGGCTAACCGTACTGCCATTGATGAGAGTGAGTTTGCCTGGTTAGAAAACGCACAGCCAATTGGTTATGCAAACCTAAAGATTATTCCTAATAGTGAACCAGTATTAAATTCTGGCGGTAATGCGGTAGTCTTTTCCAATACTGTTACCCACTTAACATCCGTCAATATTGGCTTAAACGACTATGTTGTTGCCTTTATGGATAACGGCTCGGCACAGTATTTCAATGTTAATACCGATACCTTTGGCAATGTGGCTGCTGCTGGTACATTTAGCTCTGCTGGCATTAGCACTACCCAATGGAATAACGAGCGTATGCTCATCCTTGATCCTACCAATGGTTACTTTAACTGGGATGGCAATAATGTTGTAACTATCGGATCTGTCGGATTGATAGGAATTGTTAATCAAGGAACTGGCTATACCGAAGCTCCTACCGTCACTATTTCAGCGCCCAATCAAACGGGTGGTGTTCAGGCTAATGCTACATCTACCATCTCTACAGGCAATGTCGTTACATCGGTAGCGGTTTCTAATGCTGGTACTGGCTACACCAATTCAGCTAATTTAACCGTAACCTTTAGCGGTGGCGGTGGTGGTACAGGCGCTAATGCAGTAGCCCAACTCTACAGCTTCCAAACGGGTACGCTTTCTTTGGTGGTTATTAACGAAGGTTCTGGTTATACCAACGCAGCTAATACCATTGTGACTATCTCTGGTGGCGGTGGATCAGGAGCAACAGCCGTGCCGATTGTGGTCGGTAATGTGGTCACCCAGGTCATTATGACTAACCTGGGATCAAACTACACCAATGCTGCCAATGTAACGGCAACAGTATCGGGTGGCGGTGGTAATGGAGCAGTCTTGCAAGCCATCGTCAATTCCGAGCCAAATGTGGGCATAGCGAGCTTTTCTGGGCGTGTTTGGATTGCTGCTGGTCGCACAGTCTATTACAGCGCTGCGGGGTCGTATAGCGACTTTACAAGCGTTTCTGCGGGATCGGTAACGCTGACTGATTCTACGCTGCACGGCAACATTATTCAGCTATTGACTGCTAATAACTTTTTGTACATTTTTGGCGATAACTCCATCAATGTGTTCTCAGATGTTAGGGTTACTACTAGTGGAACTACCCTGTTTACCAACACCAATGTGAGCGCATCCGTTGGCTCAGAGCAGAAAAACGCTATATTTCCGTACTTTCGATCTGTTTTGTTTATGAATGACTATGGGGTATATGCCCTAGTTGGTTCAACCACCTCAAAATTGTCCGATGCCCTGGATGGTATTTTCCCTAATATTGACTTTGTAAACCCTGTTTATGCTGGTCAGGTCTTATTAAACAATATCCTCTGCGCAGTCTTTAATTTTAGGTACTTTGATTCAACATTTACCAATAGCTATCGGTATATCCAGGCTGTTTTCTTCGAGAAAAAGTGGTTTATTTCAAGCCAAGGTAACAATATTAAGTATGTAACTTCTGTTCCTGAAGCTGGACAAATCTTAATGTACGGAGTTTCTGGCAATAACTTGTATCGCCTGTATGCCGATTCAAGCAGTAGCATTGTAAGCCGTGTTAGAACAGCCTTAATGCCGATGACTGATCCAATTCGGACCAAGAAAACATTGAAAATTGGTATTGAAGCGACTACACCCGCCAATGGCACGATTACTATGTCTGCTACGGTGGACAATGAAAACCGATCTAGCTTTCCATATACCCTTTCAAGCGTTATTACTTGGCAAAATAACAGTCTGCAAGTAATTCCTTGGAACAATAACTCAGGTACGAATATTGGTTGGGGTACTTCGGGTTATTCTTTATATAAAACAGATGCTCAACAGTATGGTAAATACTTAGGAATTACAGTAACATCTACTAATCCTGGGTATGTAATAAATGGCTTTGAGTTTGAGCATGAACTAAGAGTGAGGTTCTAGTGTCTAAACCTATATCGTCTGTACCAAATGTATTCCAAAATGCGACTACCACTATTCCGTTGTCGCAATTGGACAGTAACTTTACAACGGTCACAAACGCCCTAAACGATCTAAATAATTACAGTAACTTTGTCCAGGACACGGGTACTGCTAATGCCGTTGTCTGTAATTACCCCGCTGGAATTACAACAACTGTAATTGATACTGGTTGTGAGATAACCTTTGAAGCTAATAATGCTAATACTGGTGCTACCACTTTATTAGTCCAAGTTAACTCCGTTACCATTTTGGCTGCAACCGCCATTAAAAATGAGGATGGATCAGCGTTATCTGGTGCTGAGTTTAGGGCTGGCGGCATCTATTCAGTCATTTATGACGGTACTTATTGGGTTTTAGCGGGTGGTGGCGGTGGTGGCGGTGCTGAAGCTGGTGGTGCGATCTATGAAAACACCCAGTCAATCAATGCAAACTACACCATAACCACAAATAAAAATGGTTTTAGCGTAGGACCGATCACCGTAGCAAGTGGCGTTACGGTTACCGTGCCGTCTGGCTCACGCTATGTAATTATGTAAAGGACAATATATGAGCATTGTTTTATTAGGTTCAACTTCAGGTAGCGTTACATTACAAGAACCAGCCGTTGCTGGTACTACTGTATTGACCTTACCAGCCGTATCAGGAACAGTTCTTACAACTACATCACCTAAAGCTGGTAATGTGATTCAGGTGGTTAATGCTACTAGCACATCTACATTTTCAACAACTTCAACATCTTTTGTAACAACAGGATTTAGTGCATCTATAACACCAACAAGTTCATCTAGCAAAATACTAGCATTGTTATCTGCAAATGGTTTTATAGCGTCAAGTTCTGTTGCTATTTGGATAACTTTATATCGTGGTGCAACAGAATTATCAGGAACTGCAAATGGATTAAACGGAATTAGTAATGGTGCTGGTGGAATTATTGGTGTTTTAAATTTTTCTTATGTTGATTCGCCAGCTACTACATCATCTACAACTTATACAATTTATTTTAGGACAGAAGCTGGAACAGGCTATTTTAATTCAAATAATAGTTTAGTTACTTTGCAACTTTTGGAGATTGCAGGATGAACCACGAAGCCATATACAAACTAAACCCATCCGTAGTCACCATTCGTGGAGATGTAGCTTACGATGCAGACGGCAACGAAGTCGCATACGATAAAGCCGCAGTTCAGGCTTATGTAGATGCTCATGCTTATATTGCTAAACGAGCCGCAGAATACCCACCCATCACCGATTTTGCCGATGCCTATTATTGGGCGCAAAAAGGCAAGACAGAATTGATGGATGCGTATGTGGCTAAATGTGATGCTATTAAGCAAAAATTTCCTAAAGGAGTAGCATAATGGCATCAATTATTACAGCCACAACTACAAGTGGATTAACCCAATCTGCTGACAATAGCGGTGTATTACAGTTAGCATCAGGAACTGGTAACTTAGTTACTGTGCCATCGGTAACAGGCACAGCAATGGTTAGCGGTAATATGCCAGCGTTTAGTGCTTATATGAGTGCAAACCAAAATATATCATCAGCAACTTGGACTAAGGCTCAATTAAATACAGAAGTGTTTGATACTAATAGTAACTTTGACCCAACAACCAATTATCGTTTTACCCCTACTGTTGAAGGTTATTATCAAATTAACGCTGGAATTTATTGTTCAAATGCGGCTACATATGATACTCAAGGTTCAGCGGCAATTTATAAAAATGGTTCTATTTACCACAGAGCAACTTTAAACTTTGGTGGTGAAGGTTCTGCGTTTAATGATTTTTTAACAGTAGTAAGCGGTGTTATTTACTTAAACGGCTCAACTGACTATATAGAATTATATGGTCGCATTACGGCTGGTGGAACTCCACAAATTGTTGGTGGAACAACCTATGACTCATTTATGAATGGTTGTTTAATTCGGAGAGCATGATGACTTTATACGAAAAAATCAAACAACTATACCCATCTTTGACTGACAAAGATTTTATGACTGTAATTACACTACAAAACGATTCAGATGGCAAAGGCGATTACATTGCCAAGTGGGAACACCCAACCTTGCCGCAGCCAACGCAAGAACAACTTGATGGAGTTAAATAATGCCATACGTAGGTAATCAGCCGACATCCGTAGCATTTTTGACCGATACATTTAACGGTAACGGCTCTACTACTGCGTTTACGCTTTCTGCTGCGCCCGCAACATCTTCATCTATTCTGGTGGCGGTATCGGGCGTACTCCAAGACCCAAGTACCTACAGCACGACAGGCACGACCCTAAACTTCTCAGCCGCTCCCCCATCGGGTACTGGCAATATCTCAGTACGCTTTCTTGGCATCCCAGCAAGCGGCGTCACAACCACAGCCTACCGCACCCAGACCGAGTTCACAGCAACGGCTGGACAGACTACATTCTCAGTACCAAGCTACACGGTCGGATACATTGATGTCTACCGTAACGGAGTATTGCTAGGCTCTGCCGACTTTACGGCAACAAACGGAACGACTGTAGTCTTAACTGCTGGCGCATCGGCTGGTGATTTAATCGAGACGGTATCGTTTTATGTAAGTAGCGTAGTCAATGCCATCCCCGCCCAAAATAATGCGGTAATTGATTCGTATCTTTTGTCAATGTCTGCTTCTAAACTAACAGGCAGCCAGTCTATTCCTAAAACCGTATTACCAACTGGTTCTGTATTACAAGTAGTAACTGTTGGTTATGCAACAAACGCAACCACTACATCAACAACTTATTCAGATACAGGTTTATCTGCAAGCATTACCCCAACCAGTGCAAGCAGCAAGATTTTGGTTTTAGTATCGCAAGGTGTTAATGCTGTTGGAGGAGCTGCTGTAGGTTATGGGTATCAAACAGCAGTTGGTGTGCAACTCCTTAGAGGGTCTACTGTATTACTGACTCCAGCGAGCGATAGCGGCGGAAAATATTCGGCTGCTTTTGGAACAGGCGCTGCGCCAGCATCTGGAAATATTGTAATTTGGGCGATTGTAAGCATGAATTATCTTGATTCTCCAGCAACTACATCTTCTGTAACATACAAAACTCAGTTTGCAAAAGGAACATCAGGCATGGGAACAATGTATGCTAACGATGGCGCTGGTGGCTCATATATTACTTTGATGGAAATTGCAGCATGATTAAGATCGACAAAGCAGCAGCGATTCTGTCGCTTGTGCCAGACGCAGAATTTGTAATTAGAGAAGGTGTTATTGAGTGGCATAAACCATTAACAGCACCAGTTTCTGATGAACAGATTGCTCAAGAACTTGTTCGTTTACAGCAACAATATGAAGCAGATTTATACAAAAGAAAACGATTATCAGAATACCCGCCAATTACAGATTATCTCGATGGGATCGTAAAAGGCGATCAAGCACAGATTGATAAATATGTTGCAGACTGTTTAGCAGTTAAAGCTAAATATCCCAAAGGAGCAATAGAATGACCCAAGCCGCTCAGTTAGCACAATATGGCGCTAGTAGCGTAGGGCTGGCGTTCAAAAACAGAATCATCAACGGCAATATGACAATTGACCAGCGTAATGCTGGTGCTAGTGTTACGATTACTGATATTGGTAACTTTACTTATACCCTTGATAGATGGGCGGCTTACGGTAATATCGCTTCAAAATTTTCTGTTCAACAAAATGCTGGTTCTGTGACTCCACCTGCTGGATTTATAAACTATTTAGGTGCAACATCGTTGGCGGCTACTAGCCTTGCAGCAAGTGACCAATACTCAATAAGCCAACAAATAGAAGGACTAAATGTTGCTGATCTAGCTTGGGGAACAGCAAATGCTCAATCTGTTACGCTTTCGTTTTGGGTTCGTTCTTCTTTAACAGGAACATTTGGTGGTGTTTTTACGAACTCGGCATTAAACAGAGGTTATGGTTATACATACACAATTAACTCCGCAAATACATGGGAGCAGAAGTCAGTAACCGTTCCAGGCGATACATCAGGAACTTGGTTAACAACAAACGGTGTCGGTATTAGGGTTTATTTTGGTCTTGGTGTTGGTTCTTCTTTGAGCGTTTCTTCCGGAGCGTGGACTGCTGGAAGTTATCGTTCAGCCACAGGAGCAACATCCGTAGTCGGCACAAACGGTGCAACCTTCTACATCACAGGAGTCCAGTTGGAAGTTGGCTCAACAGCCACGAGTTTCGAAACCCGCCCCTATGGAACTGAATTGATGCTTTGCCAACGCTACTATTATCGTGTTAATGCCACATCAGGATATACTCCATATGGTCATGGATGGAATTCTAGTACAAGTGCTGGAATTGTTGTTATAAGACATCCAGTACGAATGAGGGTACAACCAACTTCTGTTGATTTTGCAACATTAAGTTCGACTGTTTTAGGTGTTACCGAATCAACAGTATCAGGTGCGGCTATTAATGGTTCTTACAACGGAACAGACGCTACTGGTCTTGATATATCAAGTTCAGCCGCATTTACTACTGGATTTACAAC